TCACCGCCACCGGCACCTACACAAAGGCGGCGATCACCTATGCCGACCTGCTGACCATCATCGGCAGCCTGCCCGCGCAGTATGATCCCAACGCCTGCTTCGTCATGAGCCGCGCCACGTTCTACGGCAACGTGCTGAACGTGACCACCACCCAGAAGCAGCCCGTTGTGGTCGCGGATCCCCAGGCTCCCGCGAAGTACAATGTTTTCGGCTTCCCGGTGATCATCGAAGACGGCGTCGGCACCGACATCATCTTCGGTGACCTGAAGGAAGGCTATGTCTGGAACTTCGCCAAGGACGTCGAGGTTGAGAGCGACGCTTCCGTGGCCTTCCGTACCGGTTCCACCGTGTTCCGCGGCATGGCCTTGGGCGACGGCAAGCCCACCGGCGTCGGCCTGGTGCGCTACACCAAGGCGGCTTCCTGATCCGGAGAACCTTAGGAATTGAATCACAGGGGCGGGGGCTTCGGCCTCCGCCTCTCTTTTATCCGATTGAAGCGAGGTGAACGGGGATGCTGAAGGAATGCAAGCTGGCGCTCAGGGTGACCGCGGCCCAGTATGAGCCGGAGCTTTGCCGGCTGATGGAGGCGGGCGCGAAGGATCTGGAGATCGCCGGAGTGGTGCTTCCGGGCACGGTCGCCTTCGCGGAGACGAATGACGGAATCCAGGATAATTCCACCCTGACGGATGCGCTGTGCGTGACGGCGATCCTGACCTATGTCCGGGCCCACTTCGGAAGCCCGGCGGACTATGACCGGATCGAAGCGGCCTACCAGACCCAGAAGGTCCAGCTGATGCACGCGGGGAGCTACACCGACTATGAGGGCGGTGATGGCGAATGATTCGGGCGGAGGTCTGTGACCTGATCACGGTCAGCCCTGAGGCGGCCGGCGTCGGAACGGATCCGGAGGAGACCCGGCGGACGGTTTTCTGCACGCTGCGGTCAATTGGCCAGCAGGAAGCCTATATGGCTCTTGCTCAGGGACTGAACCCGGAGCTGAAGGTGGTTCTGGCGCATGACTTTGAGTATCAGGGCGAGAGGCTCTGCGAGATCAATGGCGTGCGCTATGACATCCTGAGGACCTACGTGACCGAGGCGGACGGGATCGAGCTGACCCTGCAGAGGGTGCAGCGGAACGCGAAACCAGGGGAGGTGTGACGATGCCGAGCGAGTACGAGGCCCTTGTGGCCGCGCTGAAGCTGACTGACATCCCCTTTGCGGAATATGCCTGGAAGAATCGGCCTGAAGGCACCTATGGCGTGGTCAGCCTGGACTTTGAAAGCGGCCAGCTGGAGGGGGACGGGCTGAAGCAGGACCGGAGCTGGGAAGCCAGCGTGGACGTCTTCTTCTCCAGGCTGAGCGAGCGCGAGGATCTGATCAGCACCGTCGAGGAGATCCTGACGGAGATCTGCGGGGACAGCTGGGAGCTGAACAGTTCCACCTATGAAAACGCCACCGGACTTTTCCATGTGGAGTGGACCTGTCAGGTCATGGACGGCGGTGATGCCTGATGCCGATCACAGCCAAGGTGGAAGGCATGGAAGAGATCAGCGAGATGCTGACCAGGCTGGAAGAGGACGGCCCGAAGGCTGCGGCTGCCGGACTGTATGACGGCGCCGGGATCATGGCCAAAACGATTGAGAGCGGCATTGACGGGATCAAAACCGCACCATTTAAGTACACCAAGTTCGGGACCCGCCTGCCGTCGCCTGAAGAGGTCGGCGCGATCCGGGGCGCTATCGGTATTGCCAAGTTCGACAAAAACGGCGCGGAGGTCAACACTTCAGTTGGTTTTGCGAACGCCGGATACGCCGATGTGGCCGGAAGGCAGAAGGCTATCGCGCTGGTTGCCAATTCGATCAATTCCGGAACCAGTTTCATGCAGAAACAGCCGTTTTTCCGCAGGGGCGCCAGCGCAGGCGCGAAAGCGGCGGAGGCGGCGATTATCAAAACCATCGAGCAGAGACTCGATGAGAAGAACCTGAAGTAATGGAGGTAAAACGATGAACGCGAATGTCGGAATGGTTTATCCTGTCGCGTCTCCCATCAGCGCCTACACTCCGGGCACGGCGCCAACCTACAGCACCGGCGCGGTGCTGGAGGAAGCCAGGGCGGCCAGCGTGACCTGGAACCGGGCTGACGGGCATTTTTTCGGCGATGATGTCGAGCTGGACAGCGACAACGGCATCCTTGGTTACGGCATCGACTTCGAGCCGACCGGATTGAGCGATGCCGGCCGGGTGCTGCTGCTGGGCGAGGTCAAGGCAAGCGATGAGTACACGATCACGGACGCCGCGGCTCCGGATGTGGGCTTTGGTTATATCCGCGTGATGCGGGACAAGGGCGTGACAAGCTACGAGGGCTGGTGGTATTACAAAATAAAGTTCTCCCTGAACTCCGAGGAGACCCGGACGAAGGAGCAGAATATCGAATGGCGGACGCCCACGCTCAACGGCACCGGCGCCGGCGTGCAGCTGGCCGCGGACGGTCCGCTGAGCTTCGCGGTGCATCAGAGCTTTGAGACTCTGACCGCCGCGAAGACCTGGCTGAAGGGCAAGGCCGGAATCACCTGATCATGACACGGAGCGGAGGATCTGCAGTCCTCCGCTCCGCTTTTTTGCGAATGAAGGGAGAAGGGAATGGCAGAAATCAGACTGCGGGGGCGGAAGATTCCCCTGCTGTATACCGTTTACGAGATGAAGCAGGTGCAGGAAGAGATCTGCAGCCTGGGAGATTTTCAGTACGTCATCTTCGGGCGGAACCCGGATGACGACAAGGACAACGGCAAATACGGAAGCGCGGAGCACCTGAGCGCTCTGGCCGGGCTGATCCGGATCATGGGCAATGCGGGGCTTGAGGAAGCCGGGGAAAAGCCGGATCTGACCGACAAGTGGATCATGCGGGCCATGAGACCGGCATCCATATCGGATTATATCGCCGCATGTGCGGATGCGCTGAATGAGGGCATGTCGAGCGAGTATCCGCAGGAAGAGGCGGAAGGCCCGGTGGATGTCACGCTTGAGGAAATGAACAAAAAAAAAGAGAAGGACGGCTGACCTATCTGATGGTGGTCAGCTGGGGACTGACCGCGGGGCTGCGGGTGGATGAGATTCACCGGATGCGGCCCGGCGCGGTCATGGATCTTTATCTATACAGACGGCAGTATGACAGCATCATGCACTGGCTGCCGGGGAGGTGAGTAGATGGCGGGCGTAAATGTCAAGATGGGCGTCAGCGGCGTCCAGCAGTTCAAGCAGGCGATGAAGGAAAGCCAGGCCGCCGTCAAAACCCTTGACGCCGAGCTGAAGCTCAATGAACAGCAGTTGCGGAGCAACGGCGATCAGCAGCAGTACATGGAGCAGAAGACCAAACTGCTGCAGGAGCAGATCAAAAAGCAGACCGAAGTCGTCAATCAGGCTCAGAAGGCTCTGGAAGCCATGAGCAAAAACGGCGTCAAGGAGAGCTCAACCGCTTTTCAGAACATGAAGCAGCAGAGCCTTGCCGCCCAGACCCAGCTGTCCGCGATGCAGGCAGAGCTGGAAAATGTCGGGGCCGCCGGGGAACAGGCCGCAAACGACCTGAGCGGGATCGGAAGCCAGCTGAACAGCATCAAAATGAATGCCAGCTGGGAGAACATCGCCAGCGGGGTTGAAAAGATCACCGAGAAGATGGAGGCCGCCGGGCGGGCCGCCTGGAACATGGGCAAGAAGATTGTCCAGGCGACACTGAGCGGCGGGCAGTGGGCGGATGATCTGGCGACCACGGCGACACAGTGGCAAATGGATCCGGAAGATGTTTACAGGATGCAGCAGACCGCTAATCTGATCGACACCAGCGCGGAGACGATATTCCAGAGCCGCCAGAAACTCCTGAAGGCCATGGGCGGAGAGGATGACAAGGCCGCCATGGGAGCCTTTGCGGCGCTCGGCATCAGCGACCTGCGTGGGACAAAGGAAAACATTGAGGATGTCTTCTGGACCGCCGGCGAAGGCCTGATGCAGATGGAGGACAAGGTCGCTCAGAACGAATATGCCATGAAGCTGTTCGGGCGAAGCTGGTCGGAGATGATCCCCATCTTCCAGGCCGGGCGGAAGGCTTACGAGGAAACCTACAACAGCTGGACATGGATGGGCGATGAGCAGTTCAACAAGCTCGGGCAGATGAACGATGAGCAGATGGAACTCCAGACCGAGTGGGAGAATTTCCAGCATCAGTTTGAGGCTTCGCTGGCTCCGGCACTGACTGAAGTCATGACAATCCTCAACAACCTGATGCACGAGTTTAACACCTATCTGACCAGCGATGAAGGTCAGGAGATGCTCAAGAGCCTGGGCGAGACCGTCAGCGGGATGTTTGAGGATCTGAAGACCATCAAGCCCGAAGAGATCATGGAAAAGATCAAAGAGGCGCTGGATGCTATCAAGGACGGGCTGAACTGGCTGATCGAAAATAAGGACAGCGTCAAGACGGCGCTGACCGTCATCGCGGGCGGTTTTGGCCTGCTGAAGCTGGGATCTCTGGCGGCGAACATCGGAAAAGTTATATCCGGGCTGAAGGGCGTTCTCCCAGGAACGGGGGCGGCGAGCGGAAAGACCGGCGCGTCCGGGGGGTCCGGAGGACTATCTGGTTTTTTGAACAATGCTGTGACCGGGGCCGGAACCAGCCATGTGCTTGGCGAGGCGAGTGCGCTGACACGGAATGCCAGGGTGTTTGAGAACGGCATGAATGCTGACAGCATCGCCGCATGGGTGGATGCTCAGATCGCAAGCGGATTTATAGCGCCGGGAGACCGGGAGAAATACCTGCAGCAGAACCTGAAGCTTTTGGACTTCCAGAGCCAGACGCACCGGGCGAATCTGGAAGGCACCGGGGAGCTGATCTACAAGGACCGGACGCCCAACCGGATGGGCGGGGACTATTTTGGAGTGCCAGAACACCTGACTAAGATGGCGCGGGTGGCGGAAGAGAGCACGGAAGCCACGACCAAAGCCACAGCAT